AGTTCTAAAATTTGGATCAGTAGAATTATTATAAATCATAACTTCATCAGTAAAATAAATCTGCATATTATGCCCTTTGCCCTACTGGAATAAAACCAGCAGGTGCAGGTGGTTTTTCTATATCACCTTTACTAAAAGCTGAAAATGAATCTAATTGTTTTGAAGCTTCCAAAGCTTCTATAAATGTAGGATAAATTAAATGCAAACAATTCGGGTGATAAGGTGGTGAATCATTTAAAGGTGGGAATCTATTATCATTTCCAGATACAGAAAATATTTTCCCTTCAAATGGCATACAAATTCGTGTTGTAGTATTATGGGAAGAAACCTGCACTAAATCAGTTTCATAATTTCTTGCTTGTGCAAGTGCTGCTTGTGTATGTGCATCATGAAATTTTGTTCGTGCAACCAATTCAGCATAATAATCAGGTTTATATTTATATCTTCCAGCTTGCACAAATTGTTTATTTTGTACAGCTTCATCAAGTGCAGACCACAAACCACCAGATAAAGCATCTGCTGCTTTTCTTAAATCACCCATTTCAAAACCAACAGCAACAGTAATATCAACTAATCCTTCATTAATTAATGCCTGTTGTGTTTGCCTTAATAATCGTTGTATATTTCTTTTTCCTGATAATGCAGCAGAAGCAAAAGAATCTGCTGCATCTTTATATAATGCATTTACGATTTGCCTTGAAGCATTACTATTCCATAATGCTGTTGTAGTTCTTTTTCCAATTGCAAGAATTGATTTATTTCTTTTTATTCTTTGATTAATTGTATATAGACTATTTTTATACCTTTTTGGGATTTGCTGTAACGACCATGTATCAAATTGGGCAATCATTTGTGCATAGATATAATTCATTTCAGCTTCAATTGCTTTCCAATATCCAATACTTGCTTTTGCTCCATTAATTGATGATACCAATAGTTTCTGCAAAGATGTTTCAAGCTTTGTTAGTTTCTTTGACAAGCTTTGAAATCTTAAAGCAAAATCTTTTTCAAATGCACTATTAGGACCACCAAAATTTGACATTATGCGTTTGTTTCAAATCCAAAAATTGACAGTGTACCAGTCAATAAAGCAGTATCACTAATTACTGCAATTTCCCAACCAGCAGGGATTTCAATAGGATAATTCAAAGGTGAATGATCCATATGAATTACTTGTGCTGTTGCACCAACTCTAATTTGATTAATATATTTTTGAATTGTTGGTGTTCCATCTTGAATTACAGCAGATACAATACCAACTGCACCTGCATCTGTATCAAGATCAGATGAAATTAAATAAAACCGTTTCCCTGCGGGTACAGTATAAACAACTTGTGTTGCATTTACTGCTGAATCTTCAGCAAGTATTTGTGTTTTATCTCCGTAAAAATCCATAAATAAAACTCCTTAAATATCATATTGACCACGTAATTCAACAATATAATTTTCAACCATGTATTCAGGTAACATACCTATAATAAAATCAGGAATTTTAATATTTTTAATTTCTAATTCTTCCCTACGTTTTGACAATTCAAATTCTGTCAAACCAGAATAGATTTCTGCTCTACGTGCATCTAATTCTTCAAAATGATTATATAAATACCATGCTGCTTCAGCTTGTGCATTTTTTACTTTTTGTGAAGTTAAAGTTGGTGATAAATTTAAATCAGGGGAATTATACAACCAATAAAAAGCAGAAACTAATAAAGTTTCTTTGCTTTCCATTCCTTTAGGTTTAGTATCTTGTATTGATGTAAACCATTCCCTTGTATCAAATTTATTTTCTAAATAATCATTTGCTTCTGCTACAGTACACCAACTATTAACACCAACTGTTAATGCCATTTTAACCCCTTGAAAAGCAGCAGGTAAAATTAATTACCTGCTGCTTTCATTACTTAATTAATTTACTTACTTACTTTTAAGCAAATGCCAATTCGGCGCACTGATCCGTATCAGCAACAATTGCACCAAAAGCTGTCCAGTAAGTTCTCATTTCTGAAAGGGTTGAAATATCCCTTTCATTCAAACCCATTTCCTGCATGTAAACTGAATTTTGAATTTTATTTGCAGGCAATACAAGCAAAGCTTTATTAACTGGAATATTTGAATTCCAACTAAATCGTGGAATTACATTATATTCAAGTATTTGCCCATCAGCTAAAGTTGTAGCAGAACCGACAACCCTACCAGAAACAATATCAGGTGAAGTTGCACGGAACACCTGCATCAACCGTGCTTTTAGATTAGGTGAAGCATACATTACCATCGGCGCATTTGCAGTATCACCATAACCTTTATCTTTAGTTGCATTTCCAATTGTTACATAACCTGTATTTACAGTTGCAATATCCCTTGACAAAATTGGATCAGTTGCCCCACCTTGCCATGCAACAGCATTTAAAGCACAAGCTGTTGCAAGCAAACCGTAATGAACATCAGCCCACAAATTGTTAAGTTTAGCACGTACATCTTCCATTAAATTAATGAACTGATAGAGTTTTCTTGCCTCTATCATTTCCCATGTAACACCAATTCCCATTCCATACTTTTCAATTTTTGCATCTGTTTTACTTCCAGATACAGAATAAAATTTACATTTTCCACCTTCAGGGATTAGTTCAAATGTCATTCCAGTTTCAACGTCTGCAATTTCCCAACTTAGTTGTCCACGGCGCAAACGAATACCCCTGAAAGACTGTTGCCAAAAGGTATCAAATTCAGGAACAGCTTGTGTTACATTAAAAACATCTTTTGTCAATTGTGGTAGATCACTACTACCAGAAAATGCCTGAATTATTTTATTATCTGAATCTTTTACAGCAACAGCTTGCATAAATGCCTGAATTGATTTATTCAGAACATGCCCCTGCTGTTTATAATTTAGGACTATGCCTTTTTTCTTTTCCAAAACATAATCTTCACCAGCATTTTCATTCATGTGAACTACAAGATCAAACATTCTTTCAAGATCAACATTCATTTCTTGTTTACTCCTTAAAAATAAATTTTTAAATTAGATTAGATTATGCTTTCAAGAAAGCAGCATAACCGTCAAAATTAATTACACCTTCAAGCACCAGTGCAGTTTGTGCTTCTTTAATGTAACCAGCAAGATCAAGCGCACCAGCTACATTAGTAAACCAATTATTAGTATCATCCCAATAAACAGGTTCACCAACTGCCCAAACTTCACCAGTATTTTTAATTACTTTGCAAGTTTCAGCTTTAGTAATTAGTGTACGGGTTTCACCTGCTGCAACTTGTGCAGCAGTTATATCTTCAATTAGAAACCCAAGTACATCATTTGATTTAAGCACTTCCCCTGCAACACCAGCAGCAGCAGGTGTATAAGTTACTTCTTCATAGCTTTTTGCAAGCAATTCAACTTCTTTTGCCATTTCATTTTACTCCTTAAAAATTAAATTAAATTATTTTACACCCATTAACTTTAGTGCTTCCTCTTCTAAAGATTCAGGTGTTTCTTCAGTTTCACCTTTATCTGTACCTTTGTTTATTGTTTCATCAACTCCAAACAAACGTGCAGTTTCAGCAAATTCTTTTTTTCCATTTTCAATAAATGTATTTAAACTTTCTTTACTTAAATCTTCCATACTTTCAGGTTTAAACCGATCACTAATAAACTTTTTCTGTTTATCAGTAAATCCTTCACTCATTAAATTATTTATTTCTTTTCTTGCATTATCAATATCAAGTTTTCGCAAAGCTTCTTTACTTTTACTCTCCAAATCTAATTTTTCTTTATTCAGTCTTTCATTATCTGATTTTAAAGTTTGGTTTTCTGAAAACAATTTCCCAAATACACGATCATTTTTCATATCGTCTATGCTATACAATTGCCAAGGGAAAATGTTAAGATCACTAATCGCTTTTTTTACATCTTGTACAGTTAATTCCATTTTTTTTGACTCCTTATTGTTTTTTTCTTCTGCTTGAATATTAAAACAGTGGACAGTACCCAAACGCAAAGCACCTGGAAAAGCAGGTGATTCACGATCGCTTGAACCTAATGCAATACCAGTTACATCATTTATATCTGAAACTATATCTTCAGTTATTTCAATATCGCTTTCCATGCTGCAAACATCCATATCTTTAACTTTGTTTTCATCTGGAAAATGCCCAATAATTACATTTGATAATTTACCACCAATATCTTTTAGAAAAGAAACCAAAACTTCCCCAACTGAAGCACGATTATCATGGTCATTTGTTGCACCATGCCCAACAAAAAACTTTGTTCCCTCTTTAATCTTGTCTGCTAATCTCCTGATCGTCGATTTTGTCCATTTTAGAATCTGCTGTCCTTCCCCGATCACTTTGGGTTTGCTGATTCCCTCTTGTGCTATCGTGTAAGCTTGCAGAATCCCCTTCCCCTTCAGTTGTTCCAGTTTTTGTTTCGGTATCTTTTCTTTCATTTCTTCCAGATTTAGATTTAGTTCTAATGCTTGTACGGTTATTTTCATCAGACATTTCCTTTAAAAACAAATCTTCAAGATATTTTGTTAAACTAATAATTGCATTTGAATAATCTGAAAGTTTTACTTTGAAATTAATAATTCCCTTTTTTGCAAATTCAGGTTTATCTTTTTTAACAGCTTCTAAATAAGGTACATTAATAATTACCCATGTACCTGATTTTTGAACATGGGCAACTATCTTTTCGCCTTCAGGTGTTGCAACTTGTAAAACTTTTTTATACATAACTATTCCTTTTTAATTTCTGATTTCTTTTCAATTTTAGCTTTTGGTTTTTCCTCTTTTTCTTCACCTGTAATTTCAGCATACTTTTTAGGATACTTTTTCTTGTACCAATCCATTACTGTAACTACTTTCATATCGCCTGTTCCCCTTCCTGCTCTAAATTGTTTTCTTGCTGTTGCAACTGCAACCCCATAGACATTAAATTATCTTTTTCACTTTTCTTTTCTTTTTCAATTGCACGTTTTGTTTTATATGGATCAATACCTGGAAGCATATTTCTATAATCATCAATAGAAATTGCTTCATCAGTATAGGCAAGATTCAAAGCTTTTACACGATCAAGAAAACCAGCAAAATCAATAAGGGGTAACTTTACTTCAAAATTATAATCAAGGTTTGAAATTTCTTGACCACCAGAATCAATATACATTTCTTGTGCTTTGATGATCATATCATATAATGAAGATTCCCAAATTGATCTTTCATTTACTGTATGTTGTTTGATCATTTCATAAAGGGTTTCTGCTGTTGATCTATTAGACATTAAATCAACATACCCTAACCAGTGTACAGGTACACCAGTAACAGAAGAAATTGTTTTAACTGTTGCAACCAATTCAGAATTTAAATTTTCATGTGCACCTTGTGATGGTGTTTCATATTTAAATTTCGCACTTCCAATAAAAGCTTGACCAATTTTCCATTTTAAATCATTCAACTTTGCCTGTAAACCATTAGCTTCACCTGCTGATGCAGTTTCAAAAACGGGTGTTATTCTTGCAAAGATATGATTATTTCTACGCATATCTTTAATTGCTCTATCATAATTTTCTATGTCAGTTAAAACAACACCTGTTTTTGTAACTGCTACATAGCTGCTAAAATCATCACCACCAGT